ATCAAAAACAATGAATTGAAAATGCTCGGTCTTATGAGGCAGAGGCTGAAAGGGGTTGATGTGTATGTCGATGATTAAAGGCATAACAGTTACACTTCACACTCATGCAAAGACTGGCGATGATGATTTCGGTCAGCCTATATTCAGCGACACGACAACCACAGTTGATAATGTTCTTGTGGGGCAGGCATCATCAGAGGCTATTGCAAACGATATGACTATATACGGCAAACGTCTGGCATATACACTGGCAATTCCTAAAGGTGACACGCATACATGGACAGATACAGAGGTTGAGTTCTTCGGTGAGAAGTTCAGAACATATGGTGATGTAATTCAGGGCATTGAAGCAAATATTCCGTTATCCTGGAATAAACAAATCAAGGTGGAACGATATGAGTAATATTGAGTTCAAACTTGATACCAAAGGATTAAGAACAGAAGTACTTCAAGCCGACTGGATGAAGGAATATATCACAACAGAAGCGCAAAGCATGGCTGATTCAGAAAGTCATGTGAAATCGTTCATTGGATTTGATAGAGCAAAAGCAATCATTTATCCCGATACAAAGGAGAATCCAGGATGATTGAAAAGATTGTAATTACATATTTGAAGTCAAAGCTGGGAACTGTTCCTGTGTATATGGGAGAGAAACCAGCAAACAAACCACAGGAATGTGTGGTTATAAAATACATTGATGGTGGTCGCATAAATATGATTGATGCGGTCACTTTTTCAATTATGTCGTACTCGACATCATTACAGAAATCAGCAGAACTTAATAAATTGGTTAAGAATGCAATGTATGACATTGTGTCACAGAACAAGATTAGTTCAAGCAAATGTGGTGGTGGTAGCCAGAGCATAGACTCACAGACCAAAGAGTATGCATATGAGTGTATATTTAATTTATTTTATATGGAATAGTAGAAAGGAATAAACATTATGGGAAATACAGCTGCAAATGTAAGCACAGGTAAGCCTAATATTGCAGGTGGTGTTTATGTCGCACCAATGTCTGCATCAGCAAATATTCCTACAGATGCAACAACAGCACTTAATTCAGCATTCAAGTGCCTTGGTTATGTGTCAGAAGATGGCATCGAAAATGCCAACGACATGACAATGGCCAGCATTAAGGAGTGGGGCGGAGCTATTGTATATCGTTCGTTAACTGAGATGGTCGACAACTTCAAACTTAAGCTTATTGAGAGTGAAAATCTCGACGTACTTAAGACCGTATACGGCTCAGCTAATGTCACAGAATCAAGCGGAGCAATTACGGTATCTTGCAAGGGCGAAGATCCAGAAGAGTTGATTTGGGTATTCGAGCTTTCGCTTCGTGGAAACAAAAAGAAGAGAATTGTTATCCCTGATGGCGCAATAACATCAAGAGAAGCAATCTCTTACACAGCAGAAGATGCTATTACTTATGGAATTACAGTATCAGCATATCCAGATGCAAATGGTTCAACACACAAGGAATATATCGCTTAATACATATAATTGGAGGCTTGTATGTTAAAAGGTAAGACAAAAAGTGGTGTTAAATTTAGCATTGATGTAGAAGGTCTTAAAAATATCGAATGGAAGCTCACGAAGCAGATGATGAAAATGTATTCTGAAGATGAACACGAGCAGATAAACGCAATTCTCGACTTGATGGAATTGGTTCTGGGTGGCCCTAAAGGGGTTGAAGCATTCGAAGATGCAATTGCAGTAGTACACAATGGATGTTTAACAAACGAGATTGTTATTGCAGAGTATAAGGACCTTCTTGCAACAGTGGGCGAAAAACTAAAAAACTAATAGACCTTGCTCAAATACTCGCCAAGTATGAGAGTGAGGTTATTTGTGATTTAGCAGAAACTTACCACATATTAGATTATCAGGGGTTGCCAGCTTCGTTAGTGGCAACTCTTGTTTTCGGTTTAAGGGATGATTCGAGGGTAAAAATGAAGATTTCGGGTTCGAAAATCACTCTGAATCAGATGTTATTGTCTATCACGGCAGATTCGTTAAGTTTTCTGTCTTGGACTAAAACAAAAGATGCAAGGCATGGCAAATATAAGCAAAAGAGCATCTTAAAAACACTTATGGGCGAATATGACAAGGGAAAAGACGAATTAATGTCTTTCGACTCAATCGAAGCCTATGAGGAACACATGAAACAGTTTATTAAATAGGTGATTATATATGGCAGAAACAATCGGCACAGCATATATACAAATAGAGCCAACCACCAAAGGAATTGAAGGTAAAATAACAAGCGTTCTTGGTGGAGAAGCTGAAAAGGCAGGAACTGCTGCAGGAAGTAAATTATCAACTGCACTAGGTTCAGCTGCTAAAGTTGGTGGAGTTGCACTTGCAGGAATTGCCACAGCATTTGTTGGAGTAACAACAAGTGTTATTAATGGAACAAAGGCTACGGCTGAATATGGAGACAACATTGATAAGATGTCACAGAAGTTGGGAGTATCAGCTGGATTCTATCAGGAATGGGACGCAGTACTTCAGCATTCTGGCACTTCAATGGATTCCATGAGCGCAACATTTAAGAAACTAGCAACAGCTTCTCAAAGTGCATCGGCTGAACAGGAAGCTGCATTCAACGCGTTAGGACTTTCAATGGAACAGGTGTCTTCAATGAGTACAGAAGAACTGTTCACGTCTGTTATTACAGGCCTACAAGGAATGGAAGAAGGCACTGAAAGAACAGCACTCGCAACACAGCTTTTAGGTAAGGGCGCAATGGAAATGGGCGCACTGCTTAATACTTCTGCAGAAGACACTCAGGGCATGATTGATACCGTACATGAGTTGGGCGGTGTTATGTCTGATGAAGCTGTAAAAAATGCCGCTGCTTTCCAAGATTCATTACAGAACCTTCAAACATCATTCGGTGGACTGAAAAACAATTTGATGTCAGAATTCCTTCCTAGCATAACTACTGTTATGGATGGATTGGCAAAGCTTGCGAGCGGTGATGATTCGGGACTTGCGTTATTAAAAGAGGGAATTGTTCAGTTCTTGGATAATATAAAGGCTATGATTCCTGATTTGTTGGACATTGCAGCAGAACTTTTACTGACATTCGTTGATGCGATAGTCGATAACCTTCCTGAGATTGTAGAAATTGGTATTGAAATTATTCTAAAACTCATAGTTGGAATAATGAAAGCCGTACCAAAACTTATACAGAAAATGCCTGAGATTATTAAGGCTATTGTTACAGGCTTAAAAAATGCATGGCCAGAGCTTCTTTCAGCTGGTTCTGATATGGTTGAGGGTATTTGGAATGGTATCAAATCAGCATGGACAAGTTTGAAAAACAGAGTAACGAGTCTTGCAAGTGATTTAGTGCAATCTGTTAAGAATTTCTTCAAAATCGGTTCACCTTCCAAATTATTCCGAGATGAAATTGGACAATGGATTCCTGCAGGTATTGCAGTTGGTATAGAAGGAAACATAAGCGAACTTGATGACTCAATGGACGTTATGCAGTCTGCATTAGATCCTAATCAATTAGATGTCTCAAGAACGTATGCAACAAATTATGATACGACATCAAATAATGATGGAATACTTGCAATTCTTAACCAGTATTTGCCACAGCTTGCCAATATGCAGATTGTTTTGGACAGTAATACTCTTGTTGGAGCTACGGCACCTGCAATGAATACGGCACTCGGTAGAATATCTTCAAGAGAGGGATATAGATAATGTTAAGTAAAAAAGATGGTGTAAAAATCCAAGTAGTTGGCGATACAAGCTCATATCATTCTTATACCGACTTAGGTTTGATTATAACTAATGCGTGTTCAATATCTGAGCCAGAGATTGACAGCGAATACATTACTGTCAAAGGCAGAGATGGGAAAATTGACATCACAGAAGCACTCGCAGGCAGAACAGTTTACAAGACGAGGCATATTTCTATTAATTTTGCGGGTGTTGTTACTGACAGAAACTGGGATAACAGGATATCAGAATTAAGAAATAAGTTCGAAGGTAAAAAGGTTAAAATCATTTTTGATAATGACATTGGTTATTTCTGGACAGGCCGTTGCGAGTTAATCAATTTCACAAGAGAAGGAAAATGTGGAAGATTTACATTTGATATTCCAGAAGCTGACCCTTACAAGTATACAGTTCAGTCGTTCGAGGAAGAATGGTTATGGGACACATTCGACCTCACAGATGGATATGTAACGCATTCAGGAAGCTATACTATTGACGGAACGGAAACAATCACAATTCCAAAGGGAAAAAGACCTGTTATTCCAATAATTAACGTTTCTGTTATGAATACACATTTAAATGTGAAAAAGGGGACCAATGGCCGAGTTATCTATCTCAATGCAGGAGAAAACGAAGTGCCACAAATTACTGTCAATGGTGATGCAGAAGCTAGTCTTATTTTTAATGGCAAAGCTACGTTCACCATCAAATTTAGAGGGGGCAGTTTATAGTGTACGAAATTTCATTCAAAGGGCAAACATTATATTATCCAACATCATCAAAGGCAAATGTATCAAATGCGGTTTTACATGAGTCATTAGATGATGCTGGATATTTAGATCTAACAGTTCCAGTTACCAATCCGTTGTATGACAAATTAAAAGAACGCGGTGGAAGAATTGAAGTTCTCAAAGATAATACAACAGTTTGGTGGGGAATAATCAGAGACATTTCTGTAGATTTCCAAAATAACAAAAAACTTTATGTGGTCGGAGAATTATCTGAATTGAATGATACAGTTCAGCCACAGAAGGCATATGTCGCACAGACAAGATTACAAATTTTTACTGACATATTATCAAATCATAACTCCATGGTTGAAACCTTAAAACAATTTCAGCCTGGTTATATTTTCAATGATTCAGACCTTGAGCAGGATGTTGTTGTCGATTGGGAATATTCACTTGATGCAATCAGAAATCATTTATGCAGAGAAGATGAATATGTAAGAATCAGACGTGAGGGTTGGGTAAGATATCTTGATATAGTTCCTATTACAAATTATGGCAAAAGGAGCAATCAATATATATCTTTCGGAGACAATCTGCTTGATTATGTAGAAGAGGCGACAACAGAAAACATTGCTTCAATATGTATTCCATTAGGAGCACCTCTTGAAGAAAGTAGTATTCCAGATTATCAGGAATATTTAACATGCGCTTCGGCAAATGATAACAAAATATATGTAACTAATAATAGTGCAGTTCAGACTCTTGGAAAAATCACCAAAGTGGTTCATTTTGATGAAATTACAACAGCTGAAGAACTGGTTACTGCTGCTAATACATGGTTGACAGATGCCCAGTATGCGAAGATTACGTTATCACTCACGGCGATTGATTTATCAATTATTGAGGCTAATGTTGATGATTACAAAGTTGGTGATTATGTAAGGGCAGTTTGTGAGCCATTTGGAATGGACTCCTGGTTGCCAGTTAGACAACGTGAAACCGACTTACTCAATCTTTCAAATAATAAAATCACAATCGGAAGTGAAGGAATAAAATCCATTACAACTCAGCAGACCGAGAAGATTGACGAGTTACAGAAGATTATTCCTAAAAAAGATTCAATTCTTGATTTGGCAAAGAAAAATGTGACCAACATGCTCAACAGTGCTGGAGACAATGGTCATGTAGTATTCAAACAGAATGATGATGGAGTTGTATACGAAATCCTTATCATGAATACAGAAGACATTGAGACTGCAAGCAAGATCTGGAGATGGAATGAGAACGGATTCGGCTTCTCTAACGATGGCGGTACCACTTACAGTGTAGCCATGACAATGGATGGTGCAATTGTTGC